CCCTCGAAGAAGCATCGGCTAGAATTAATGAAATGGATAAGATCGAAAGGCATCAAATCCAGAGATAAAAAAGGGCGTTTCAAAAAACAGAGCGCGGAGTCTTTGGCTTTTGTACTTGGTCGAGCCGTCAAACGTAAGGGAATCGTAGGTCTTCGGTTTTATGAGAAAGCCTTCACAGCCGTTTCCAAGCGATTCGATAAGAAGATGGGCGACGCAATAGCGGAAGACATTAAAGATAAGTTCAAGTTGAAACTCGGTAACATCACAATAAAATGAGCGCGGTATTTATAGACACTCCCGGCGAGAATTGGTTTCCAGCAGGCCAGCGCTTGATATTTACCCTCGGTTCTCAAACGCAACCCCTCGACGCGGCCTATCGTTTCATTATCCAAGTAGAAGAGAACGGGACGGAGATATCAAAAATCTACCTCACCCCCAACCCGAACGAACGCGCATTCTTTGATTTGTCCGAAGTCGTAAAGGGGAGGACGGAAGTCGACCCGTTTCGATACAACACTACGGCAGCGATTCACAGCTTCAATAACCAACCGTTCACCCGCGCAAATAACGGAGTGAACCGCTATACGGTACGGGTGGGGTATTATGACGGATCCGAGATCCTCGATGAAGATAACCAGACGCTCTACCTTGTCGATGGGTACGAGCAAATTTCGGACGGCCTTCACCCTTCATTCGCGGACTTCTACGGCACGCAATCCAATAGAAAGGTATGGCTTACGGATCGCGTTCCTTCGAGCGACGTTATCGAAATAAAAGCGGGCATAGAAGACCAAGGGCTTGCGGCATTCCTTAATACCGACGACACAGGCTCGCTTATCGAGCGCCTTCTCTTTAAGATATACGATACCTCCGGCACGTTGGACGATACCTTGACGTATGACATAAACTATACCAATGGGGGCTTAGTACCGTCTACCAATTGGGAGGCAAACGCAACAAACGTCAAAGGGAGTCTTCTTTATACCTACGCATATCCCGGAGCTTTTTCCGGACTTCTAAACGCCCTCAACACTGTCGTGGGTGGGTGGAGTTATTACGACGTAATTCCTTCGACGGGGCTAAATGTGCAGACAGGAAACGTCCTTCGTGTGACGAACGACTGCCGCTATACAAAGAACGAAGCCGTTCAGCTCGGCTGGGCAAATACTCGCGGCGGGTGGGATTACCTCCGCTTTAACGGCAAAAAACAAAAGACCGTCTCCAGAGAAGAGAAGACCTATCGAAAGATCGTTGGCGATTACAACGCTTCGACCTTCTCTTTCGGACCGAGCGAGAGGCAAGTCAAGCCCTACCAACTGGAAGCAAAAGAATCGTATCAACTGAACGGGATTCTCACCATCGAAGAAATTACGCTCATGCAGTATTGCCTCCGGTCGAAGAACGTCATGGTACGAATTGACGGCGACTGGGTTCCCGTCACCATAAAGACGAGCTCGATGCAAATCGAAGAGGAAACCGTCTCAAAGGTTTTTGTTATTACGTTCGACGTTGAACTCGCTCAAATTATCCGATGCTAAGACTTACGATAGAAGGAAATGAAATTGAGCTGTACGAGAACGAGCCGATTAACCTCTCGTATCAGTTTAGCAACCTCCAGGAAATCAACGCTTCGGCTTCGAGCTTCTCGCAGACCTTCCGCGTTCCGCTCACCAAGAAGAACCAAGACTACTTCGGGGCAGTCAATGAGTTCGGCCTTATAACTACATGGGATCCCAAAGCAAAAGCCTCAGCCGAACTAACTTCAAGCACCATCCCGATAATGCGCGGCTTCATTCAAGTGAAGGGGGTGTACGTGCAGAAGGGTAAATACGCAGACGTTGAAATTGTTTTCTTCGGGGAGACGGCCAACCTCTCGCGGGATATCGGAGACGGGATGCTTACAGACCTCGACTTATCGACGTATGACCACGATTTGAACGCTACAAACCTTGAGGCCAGTTGGGCGGGTACTTTATCAAACGGAGTCATTCGTTACGGGTTACCGGATAAAGGTTTAAACTGGACTTATTCCAATATTTGGACATCTTCAAACCCACTTGAACACGCGGACTTCACGCCCTACTTTCGAGTTTCTGCACTCTTTCAGACCATTCTAAGAGGGGCGGGATATACGTACGATTCGAACTTCTTCGACAACGAAGACAACTTGTACCTATGCCTCTATAACGGGCTACTTACACCAGCAAGCAACGACGACACCGATTTCTCTATTGATCAAATGCTCGTAGGCTTAAGCAGTAATTTAACCGGGTTAACTGCGCATCCTAATTTTACGAGCATAACGGCATGGAGTGAAAGCACTCCTTTCTACGATCAAAATAACAACTTCACAAGCGGAACGACGTACACCGTGCCTTCCCGCGCTTATTATCGCTTTAGGGTGAACGTCTACGGGCGCTTAGACCACGATACAGGAGACTTCGTTTCCATGCGACTCTCTAGAAACGGAAGTGAACTGTGGACGTTTATACCCAATTTCGAAAGCCCGGAATTCAACGACATAACGCACGCCCTACTTTCTCCAGAGTTCGTTATGGAGCAGGGCGATACTGTAGAATTTCAATACGTGGTGGGCAACTCTTCTCACCCTCTAGCCCTTGACGGGGGTACGGAAATAAGCAACCTTACAACGTGGTGGCAGGTAGCTTATATCTCGACGATTGGCGTAAACATTAACGTGACTGAAAACCTGCCGGAGATTAAGCAAATCGATTTCGTGTCTGGTTTGCAAAAGATGTTCAATCTCGTATTCATCCCCGACAGAAACAACCCGAAGCACCTTGAAATTGAACCCTTTACCGACTACCTAGCTTCCGGAAGCCAAAAGGATTGGACGAATAAGATAGACCTCTCGAAGGATATACAAATCCAACCAACAACCGACCTTCAAGCGAGGCGATACGACTGGACACACTCACAAGGAAAGGATGTTTTAAACGAGGCGGTGTTCAAAAGTACCTCCCGCGTTTATGGACGTTATCGCGTAGATGATCCCGGAAACGACTTCGCTTCAGGAAACAAAGAAATAAAGTCGCCCTTCGCCCCTCACGTCGTTTCAAGAATTCCGCAAACGGGTTACCTGGTTCACCGAATGTTGTTGAATACAACCGAAACAGACAAGAGCCTGAAAAAACCTCTCCCGCGCTTGGCGTATTGGAATAGCCTTATTGACGGAGATTTGTTTTATCAAAACGATACAAATACGGCAACGGTACCCGCTACCGAATACCCGGTATTTTCTCAATACTCCTCATTGGATGCGAACGTATCGAATAAAGACTTGAGCTTCGGCCCAGAACGCCCGTTCCACATCATCCAAGCGAACCCCTTAAATACGCTTTACTACAACTATTGGAGACCGTTCGTAAACGAACTGTATTCTTCGGATGCTCGAAAGCTGACCGCCTTCTTCCGGCTTACGCGCTCCGAATTAGCGACGTTCGAATTCTCGGATAAGATTTATCTTAAGGATACCTATTGGAGGATCCTATCTATCGCGTATGACGCGACAAGCGAAGACCTCGTGAAGGTGGAGATGCTTAAAGTCTTGGGGGATATTCGGGACTGCACCTGGCTTCCTATATCTATCGACAAATCGAACGGACAGATTCGCTTTGAAAACGTCGCAGGCACGCAGGTATATCAACTAAGCCCGAACTTCAGTTCGTGTTGCACGAAGTACGGATATATCTACAACGAAACGAATCAACGCTGTTATCAACCTTTTGAGCAATGAGGAATCTAGACAACCATCGTTATATAGGAGAGGCGATTCAACTCCTCCAAAACAAAGGCGAGAAGATCACCGTCCCCCTTTGGTTTAAGGTCTTGGATTGGTTCCTCGTGGCTTGTATTATTTCAATAACACTAACCCCGCTGATATGGCTCGTGAGCAAGATTACATCTTAAACTTAGACGCGAACACCTCGAAACTTGATGCGGCGGTAGATTCTTCGGGTCAAAAAATCGACGAACTTGGAAACCGAGGGAAGGCATCTCTAGAGTTACTTGATACCGCCTCTGGAGGGGCGACATCGAAATTGACTGGGTTAGCCAGTAGTTTCATAGCGGCAAAAAACGCGTCGAAGTCTTTAAACATTGGGCTAAAGGGAACGAAAGCCGCACTCGCGGCAACGGGAATTGGGCTGTTCGTTGTGGCTCTTGGGGAAGTCATAGCGAATTGGGATACAATCACGAACTTCTTCAAGGATAAAACTATCGAGAATTCACTCTCGAAAGAGGTGAACTTGTTGAGCGAGATAAAGCGAAAGCAAAGCGACAACTTGCAAATCGCTCAAGCAGAAGGGAAGTCAGTCGAAGAGATTAACAAACTTCGAGCTACTAGCTTAGTCACTACATCTGAACTTCTAAAAAAAGAAATCCTCCTCGCGAAGGAACAAGGCGACGAGGAAACCTTGGGGGCGAAGCAAGAAGAACTCAGGCAAAACCAACTCGACATAACGATTCTTCAAGTAAGCGAAGAAACGAAACTAAAGAACCTCCTCGAAGACAGCGCAGAACTTTTAGATCCTAATATCGCCGCCGCAAACGAACGCGCTGAATTAGTCGCAAAAGAAGAGGAAGCGTTAAAGAAAATAAATCGCGAAATCGCTGGAATAACCCAGTACTCAGAAACCTACAAGCAAAACGCCGAAGCGTCTGCGGAAGGAAGCAAAGACCAACAGTATTGGCTTGATTTAATTGCTCAAGATCAACAGAAGCTCAACGAGCTACTACCTCAACAAGAGGTGTTGCAAGGCGCAATAAACAAGAAACTTGAAGACTACGAGCAAAAAAAAAGGGATTCCCAAAAGAAAGGGAAAGAAATCCTAGAAGAAGATAAGCAGGATTTTGACGAGTATCTAGACGACCTCTTTGAGAACGAAGAAGATTACTTCGCGGAGGTGATGGATCTTAATTCGGAAGACTTACAAAATTACCAAGACGTACAAGCGGAAAAAAAAGCAAGTCGGGAAGCTGAACATGACGCATTCATGTTCATGATAGATGAGGAGATAAGAAAAAAAGAGGAAGCACTTCAAGCTGATGAAGACGCGGAAAGGCGAAGGCAAGAGCTGATAAGCATGACGAACGACATGAGGTTTCGAATTGCCTCACAAACATTCCAAGCTATCGAGGCACTCGGAAAGGCGTTCGCCTCTCAAGACGAAAAAGATGCAGAGAAGAGCTTCAAAGTGCAAAAGGCTTTGAGCCTTGCGAGTGCTACGGTATCAGCGACTGAGGCAGTTGTAAACGCTTATAAGAGTGCCAAAGCAAACCCTGTTTTTGGCGCGATTCCAGGATACGCTGGGGCTCAGGCCGCTTTTGCCGCCGCTTTTGGTGTCGCACAAGTTGCAACGATAGCGAGGTCAAAATTCAAAGCACCCGCCAAAGTAAAAACCCCGTCCGGAGGGGGAGGAGGCGGAGGAGGCGGAGCCGTGCCAACAGCCCCACAACTCGACCTCGGATTCCTAGGAGGTGGAGCGGGGCAGACGGGTATCCGGACTTACGTTGTCTCTTCAGAAGTAAGCAACAGCCAACAGGCAAACCAACGAATAAACGACCAAGCGTCACTTGTAGGATGAACATACTAGAACTCATAATCGACGAAGAAGCGGAGATGTACGGAATCGATGCGATATCTCTCGTAGAGCAACCCGCCATCGAAAGCGATTGGGTCGCCCTAAAGAACCAGCAACTCCAATTCAAAACGCAAGACGAAGAGAAGCGGCTCATTATGGGCGCGGCTCTTATTCCCGATAAGCCTATCTATCGAAAGACGGGCGAAGAGGAATACTACGTCTATTTTTCAAAGAAGACCGTCCGGCGGGCGATGGAACTCTACTTCAAGAACGGCAACCAGGCGAACGCCACGCTTGAACACGAGCATAAAATCAACGGCTTGCACCTCGTGGAGAGTTGGATCGTAGAAGGAGAGCAAGACAAGTCGCGGATGTATGGCCTCGATGTACCTGTCGGTACGTGGATGGTCTCGATGAAGGTAGAGAACGACGCGATATGGGAGAAGTTCGTTAAGGAAGGCGCGGTGAAAGGCTTCTCTATTGAGGGGTATTTCGCAAACAAGTACGAACTCGCAAAGGCTACCGTGAAAAAGGACAAGCTCACCGAATTAGAGCTTCTCTCAGCCGTCGAAATCGAACTCGGACTCGACTACCTCGAAAAAATGCTACGAAGTAAGGAACGACCGCAGTAAACCGTTATTATTTCAAATCCCTTTATAATGTCTATAAAAGAACGCATCTCTGACTTGTTCGAAAAATACTCCGTTCAACTGGAGGTCGAAGAAAAGGAAGAGGAAAAGAAAGAGAAAGAGACTTCTTTCGCAACCGCTACGCTTGACAGCGGGCAAGAAATCCAAACCGACGCGGAAGCCTTTGCCGTCGGTGTTTCTGTTTTCGTAGTAAATGACGAAGGCGAACAAATCCCTCTCCCAGACGGAAGCTATACCCTCGCCGATGGCGTGGTTCTCGTAGTTGTCGACGGTGTCGTTTCTGAGATGCAAGAGGTAGAGGAAGCACCCGCCGAAGCCGCTCCCGAAGCAGTTATCGAAGAGGTAGCAATGAGCCGCGAAGAAATCGTTTCTTTAATCGCTAAGGCAGTTGCTCAAGTGAAAAAAGAATTCAGCTCTCAAATTAAAGAGCGAGACGCGAAGATTACCGAGTTGAGCAAAACAGCTTCAGCTAAAATCTCTCGCGCACCTAAGATGGAGGTAAAAGCTCCTGTCGACATGACTAAGTTATCAATGAAGGAGCGCATCGCCGCGATCCAAAATCAATTCTCTCTATAATGGCTGATTTAGCAATTAATTCAAACTACGCAGGAACCGCGGCTCTACCTTACGTCGCTCCTGCCATTCTCTCTGGCGATACCATTGCAAATGGTTACGTCGAGGTTCTCGAAAATGTCCGATACAAAGCCAACCTCCGCAAGTTTGGCGGCGTTGCTTTGCAAGACGCGGAATGTACATTCTCAAACGCTAACGGCTCAATGACGTTGGACGACGTTGTTCTTGAGACAAAAGCTCTTCAGGTAAACGAGCAAGTCTGCAACAAAGACCTCCGTACTGCATGGGAAGCCGAGCAGATGCGCGGTCAATCGTCAAACTCACCCGCTGACTTCCAAGCGTTCGCCGCTCAGTACGTAGCCGCAAAGGTTGCCGAAGGCGTAGAGCGTAACCTGTGGCAGGGTCAATTCGACTTCACAGATAGCACAGTAACTGTATCGAGTGGAACTTACACCAACTTTCCCGGTATTTGCAACAAAATCGTAAACGCCAACCCAACGGTTGACCAAGCGTTGACGGATGTA